TGGTGGCGGTGATACACAGGTTCAAGGTGGTGCTAGTTCAGGTCCAAACTCACACGATGGTTCTCAATGTCCAGCAGTAGGTGGTGCAGGTTCACCACACTCACACTGGATTGGTTGGAATGTCTCAGGAACTTCTTCAGGAACTGGGTTTGGTGACTCACAACCTGCTGACGGTGATCCAAATACAGCAGGTGTATATGATTCTAATGGTAATGCTTTAATTAAACCAACTGCATCGATGATGCAGTGGAACGTTCAGTATTCCCCTGTAGATGCTACACAAGTAACATTTGGTCTAGACGTTGACTTAGGTTTAGATGGTACTCCTGATCTACAACCAGAGTATCAAGAGACATCATATATGATCTTTGCTGGAGTTAGTAGTTCTGCATACAGTGCACCTCCTGTACCTCCTGCTGGTGATACCGTTCCAGATCAGGTTGGTCCTTTCAATATTGGTGTTACATCAGCTTCTGGTGATGGAGTGGTAACCTTTGTTCTAAACGGTGTTAGTTCCAACTATAGTTTTGACGTAGAAGTAATAAAATCTGGTGGACAATCTGTTGGTGCATCACCTATTAACCTGAGTGGTACTGGTAATGCAGTTAACACTGGCTATGTAAACGGTGATACTATTAGTATGACACTAGAAGCACCTTCTAGTGGTGGTACCACAGCAAATTACGAGATTAGAGTTAAGTATAATACAGCCACACAGATGACTGCTGTTGCTAATATCACATACGAGGCAGCACCTACTGTTGACCTATCTGTATTACCAACAACAGTGACCTCTGGTTCTGCTATTAATGTTACTTATGAAGCACCTGGAGCAACTTCTATTGTTGCATCTAACTTCGGTGCTTCTGTCCCAACTGGTGCTACAATTGTTCAGAACCCAACTGTAACAACCACTTATACCTTAACGGTAGGTAACACTTGGGGTAATACAACTGCTACTGCGGTATGTACCATAGCAGCTGCAAATGCTCCACAGATTAGTATGAGTGCTACTCCAACATCCATAGATGCTGGATCCTCAGCAACTATATCCTATAGTTGTACTAATGCTGACACATTTGTAAGTTGTTCTTCTTCTCCTGTTGACACTGCCTTTGATAGTGCTTGTGCAGCTGCAGCTAATATAGCATACTATACACAGGCTGTATCTCCATCAGTAGACACAACTTATACCGTTACATTGAGCAATGCAAATGGTTCTGCATCACAGTCAGCAACTCTAACTGTCGTAGCAGTTGCTGCACCTACGGTCACATTAACTACTGATGTCACAGTTATTGAGCAAGGTAACTATAATCCTAATGATGATACTGAAGCAACCTTAACTTGGTCTAGCACAGACGCTGATGATATTGGTGGAATTAGTGGATCATCAACACCAACATATAGTCAATGGAATCCTACTACAGACGCTGGTACCTTACCTGTTGGACCTCAAGAAGATACTACATTTACAATTACTGCTACTAATGCAAGTGGATCCGATTCTGCTAGTGTTAATATCTCAGTCTTCTTTATGCCTGAGATTACGTTGACTGTTACTAGAGCATATACACCTTCTGGTGGTAGTGCATCATACTCATATGTTTCAGGACAGAGTACTAGTGCTCTACCTTGGTTATACTTCTGTTGTGAAGAGCAAGTAACCGTTGGATGGTCTATTACAGGAACGGCTTCAACTGTAACGGGTGGAGTATACTATGGTACCTTTGCTGATGATGGAACTAACCCAAGTGGAGACAGCACTAATAGTAACCTAGGTACAGTTAGTGGAAATGCAACGTCAGGTACTTGGAGTAGTATTAAGATAGCTCCTAGTGAAAATGGTAGTGCTGCTGGTGGATCTAATGCTGTGTCTGCAAATAAGAGACAGGGTGCAATCTTGATCCAAGCATCTAACACAATGGGTCAAAGTGCTGCTGCTGCAATAAGATTTAAGATACTTACATTCCGTGTTGCTAGGTACAGTGACTATCAGGATATTGCATACTTTAACCAGTCTGGATCTACCAGTAATGTTGGTATGTACTTCGATGGAACTGGTAACCTGATAACCACTGGTAGTGGATCTGCGTCAGTTGTACTCAACTTTGGATGGAATGATCAACCTAACCAAGACGGTCAAGCACTTGGAAATTACTCTATCTCTGCTCTTGGTGTATCATTCGATCAAGGAAATACAACTACAGGTAGTGATACTGCAACTGTTACAGTTACTGGTGGTACAACATATAATGCTGTTGTAACTGGTGCTGCTGGCGTTGGTGGCTACCACGTCGAGAACTCCAGTACTGGTGGAGTCAACCAGAAGTTCTGTGTTTGGGATAGTGATGGCACTGACTGTAATGCTTGGGTAGAAGTCGCAAGCATAACACAACAGGGTGCTACATTACAGTTTGGTCCTATTAGTACCAACCAGTCTTATGTTGATACGTCACCAGCTAGTGTACCAGCAGGTTCAACTTGGAATTGCTCAAGTATTATATGTCATATTGGTGCTGCAACAGGTGAACTATTTGGTAAGGTTACTAATGGTAAGTTTAGAGTTGAGGATATAACTGGTGCCAACAGCGACAATGATTACTATGACTTAACAGTTTCTTGCAACGTTGCTGACTTTACTGGTGCATCTACTAACGCTAACACTGCTGCTACAGGTAACTTTGCAATCGCACTACCAGCTGGAGTGTTCACAACTTCTGATATCAACACATTATGGGAACCAGGTGACGGAAACCCATAGACGTGATATAATAAACTTGGAAAAAAACTCGGCAAATTTTTTGACCCTTTAAACTTCGTTATGGCAGAGGATAACAATTTACCACCTATCAAGCCTCTAGAGTTGATGCTTGATGAAAATATAACAAAGGTTGATTTCTCAGACTTCATTGGAGTCTGGGATAATTTTATGCCAGAAAATGTTTGTAATAAGTTCATTGATTGGTATAAAGACCTTAAAAATACAGCAGCTATAACTCAACCTCAAGACGATGGGGGTGTAGGAGATGGTAGGTTTCAATTCCAAGATGGTAATTTAGGTAGGTATGATAAACAGATTCTAATTAATCATAATAACTATGACTTGCAGAAATGTACAGTACAGTATATCAGAGCTTGTGTTGACCATTATATCTGGAAATATCGTCAACTTGCATCACAACCATTGATGAGTACTGTTATTAAGTTTCAACATACTCCTCAAAGTGGTGGATACCATACGTTGCACTATGAAGCAATGGGTTTATCTTATGCTCATCGTGTATTGACTTGGATGATATATCTCAATGAAGATTTTGAGGGAGGAGAAACAGAGTTTCTTGATCAAACAAGAAGAGTTAAACCTACTACTGGTACAATGCTAATCTGGCCAGCAGGTTTTACGCACACACATAAAGGAAACCTAGTTTTATCAGGTGATAAATACATATTGACAGGATGGTATCTATTAAATGGCTCGTAATTTTGCGGAAGCTGATTTTATCCTCTGGGTTCCCAGAAAAATTATCGGTGGTAAAAATCCAGACGGTACCCAACAGGGCTTTGAGATCTCTGATAGTGATTGGACTAATACTGTTCTACCTGCTATCAACGGGACATTTCACGTTGCTGGTGTGGATGAACTAACAACCATACACTATTGGAAAGCAGATAACCCTCTTGGTGAACCCGTTTGGTACCTTGCAGAGAATCAGGATCTACGTGGTGCGACAGCACTTACTACAAATGATTCATCCAAGGTTGATGAAGCAACGGTTTTATATGAAACTTTATCACCTCTTCGTACACAGTACAAAGAGACGTACGATGCTGAACAACAAGCAGCGTTGGATAAAGCAAACCGTGAAAAGTATTTTGTTGACAATCAAATTCCAGAGAACTTGGGTTCATTGCGTGCAATGAGAACACAACTTCTTAAAGATACTGATTGGGTGATGTTAGAGGATGTATGGGAAACTGCTTCTGGTATGGCACTAGCTAGTGTCCCTGCTGCTGCTAAAGTGAAAGCTAACTGGAAAACCTATAGACAAAGACTTAGAGATCTAGTCGAACAACAGGCAGATCCATATGAGTATGCTAACTTTACTGGTTGGCCAGTCAACCCCGCACACCCTGATTTCGTTCCTTAACTATGTTTTTTCGTTATGAACTTCTGAATGATGTTAATCTTAAACACGTACAAGACTTCTACGACTTCTCCAATTTCAATGATGGTGCACGCACTGGATCTGATGATAAGAGAATTAAGAATAACATTGAAATGCAAGTTGAAACAGCAAATGCTGCTTGGAAGATAATTTGGGATAATTATCAAAAACACGAAATACCTATGTGGCGAATGTTCGTCTGTAACAGCACCACAGCTTTGTTTATTAGGTATACAGAAGGAATGCACTATGGATGGCACTGTGACTCACCATTTATGGCAGGAGGAGTGCGATCTGATTTTAGTACTACAGTATTTTTGAATGATCCTTCAGAATATGAAGGAGGTGAACTTGTATTACAGTATGGTACAGAGACTGTTGAAGTTAAATTACCTGCTGGATGGGCGTTTAGTTACCCTACTGGGACTAAACATATGGTGAGAGAAGTAACATCTGGAGTAAGGGATGTTGCAGTCTTTTGGAGTAAGTCAATGTTCAAATGTCAAGAAGACAGACGAATTGCGACGTATAATTATGAAATAAAACAGGAACTAACCAAACTTTACCCGAATGCAGAGGATCCTGATGATGATCATTATGGTATAACAAGAGGTCTCGACGAACAGTTAAATTCATTGATGCGTTCAAAAGCTTACTAAATAACCCTTAGGGAAAGTACCGTACCATTTTGGAATAATGCAAATAGAGGAAGGCAGAATTATTGTCCAAGTCTCGAAAGAGATAGAGGTCGCTACTGTCATTGAACGTGCAAAGCAACGTTTCACATCACTAGCTAACACACACGACCTGACAAGGTTCAAAACACTATTTCTGGATTTTCCATCAAGGGATCAGAATTTTATCACTATTCTAAAGAGTGACGAATTTCCAGAGGTTATTGGGGCACATTGGGATGCCAAATTAACCATTAAAAAACAAGATTTACAAAACGAAGTCGGAGTCAAGCACGTTGATTCCTTCGAGATGGCAGAAGAGACGTATGATATATCAAATCCCCCAGCTGTTACCCCTAACGATCCCTCACGTGAAGAAGTCGCTACATATTCCTCTACCTCTAGTGACACTGCTTCCGCATTAACTGCACAGGTCAAACCATTTTCCTATGGTAGTGTAAGACCTTGGAACGGTAGTACATCTACACTAACATATACAGGTATAGTCAATGTTGGTTCATATGGTCCTAAGCTAGCACTACTATCTGGTGGTGTAGTATATGAGTCTATAGCATTAGATTATATGCTTCCTAACTTTACTATCGTCTTCAGTTTAGCAGATGCTAGTAATGCAGGATATAAGTGGTGCTTCTCTACCACACCAGACGGTACAAATAATGGTGGTACAGAGTATACAACAGGTGTAACTCGTGTTGGTACACCAGGTCAGGCAGGTTCTTCTGTAAGTATAGCACTTTCAGCAACCACACCATTGGAGTTGTATATCTATGAGGATACTACACCTACTATGGGTATGTCTGGATCTTACATACCTTCAACAACATATTCATTTAAAATAACTATCTTCAACAAGTGGCATCTACAAAGGATATCACAATCTACAGATAACCTAGGTTATGGTCTCTATTCACTGACTGAAGACGGAGAAAATTCAGATATTTATATCCTTGATACAGGTGTTCGTGGTGCATCACGTCCAGCTGATACTGCTGGTGCTAATCTACACCCAGAATTATATCACCCAGATTACGTAAGTGATTTTAATGGTGTTGATGAGCAAGCAAATTATCGTGTATATGAGGTACCAGGATATAACTCAGGTATCACATTAAATGGTGAAGCAAATAGTAATGAGGATGACGATGGTCACGGTACTCAGTGTGCTATATGTGCTGCTGGTAGAACCTTTGGTGTATCTAAGAAGTCACGTATCTTCGCAATGAAGGTATTTAATGAGACTGGTACTGAGTATACCACGTTTGCATCAAGATATATCAATTGTATGCTAGCTATTGCTAACCATAACGATTCTACTCACGCAAACTGGAAAGGTAATACCCGTCCAGCAATTGTTAATGCTTCATTAGGTGCTATTATACCTAACAGATACTGGCCATATGTTTATAAGAATGAGCCTGGATTTGATTCTGGTGCTGGTGAGAGTGATACACTCTTTGATGACTATGAGAACTATCTTGTAGAATCTGGTGTTATCTTTGTAAGATCTGCTGGTAATGGATTTACTGATGGCACTTGGGCTGGTACTTACGGTGGATATCAAGGTAAGTACTTGGTAGGTGTTAGGACTGCTGGTCCTAAGGACAACCTACACAATATGGAAATACCTGATGCTAGTGACAAAGGTAAGATTACTGTAGGTGCTACTGCACATAATAATAATTTCTCTGCATTCTCTAATTACGGTACGATTACTACCAGTGCTCCTGGTGAGTCAATCTATTGCCCTAGATGGTATTGGAACAGTGCTACACCATACAACCAAATAAGTTCTTCTTACTATACAAATATTGATGGTACTTCATTCTCTGGTCCTATAACTGCTGGTGTACTAGCACAGTGGGCTACAAAGATGACATACCAACAGGGTGTTACCTATGAAGGTAAACCCTTACCACAGTTGGCAAAAGAATGGTTACGTAGACCATTAGATTGGGATTATAGTCGTACATATAATGGTGCGAGTGCATCACCTGTTAGTTATGAGTTTGGTGGTGCTAGTGTTCAAACATACCCAGCTAATACTATTGATGAAATTATATTCGATGGATTGAATACAACAGTCTCAACTGGTGCTGCTAGTAACGTTCTTACATTCGATCTAGGATCAGAGTTTGCTAGATTAAACCCTGTTCTTGGTGATCAGATACAGATACGTACACCTATTGGTATTATAGCACAAGATATAATCAGTGATGTATGGGTAACATCTGTAGCGTCACCTACTGCTGCATATCACAAAGAGGGTGGACTATTTAATGTTGTTAGTGATAATCATCCAGCTCCAGGTCTTTATGGTGTCTTCCCTAAATCTGGAACATCTGGATATGTTTCTAACCTTACATTAAGTCAACAAGGTTCTGGATATACTATAGCACCTGTTGTTTCATTCTCAGGTGGTGGTGGAGTGGATGCTGCTGCGACAGCTCAGATCACACTAACTGGTGGTGGTGTTACAGGTATTAACGTAGATCAGGCTGGTAGTGGATACACAGAGGCACCAACAGTCACAATTAGTGGTGATGGTGACGGTGCAACTGCAACTGCAATCATCTCACTTACTGGTGGTGGAATACAATCTGTTACCGTAACTAACGGTGGTAATGGTTACAACCCATTAAACCTACCAGCTGTTGCCTTTACAGGTGGAGGTGGAGGTGGTGCTGCTGCAACCGCAGTTGTTACTGACGGTGTTGTTACTGGTGTTACTATTACTAATCCAGGTTCAGGATATACACAGGCACCTTCTGTAACTATTGCAGCTGCAAGTCCTCCAGTTCAAGGAACGACATTTGATATTGCTAATATGTTTGTATCAGGTGGTGGATCTGTTACAACTGGATCTCTAAACATTGTTAACAATGCATTGACAACTGTTGCGGATAACTTACCACAACCTGCATTGTTTGGATCTTTCCCTAATTCCAACAACCCTTGGTCAATCCTACCTAAGTCTTATAACCACACACTAACATATCGTGGTGGTAGAAATGTTTCTAAGACTGGAGATCCAGACTCTGCTCTAGGTGCTGCTGGTGGATTTGTAGGTCTTTCACTTAACGGTGTTACATTACAAACCTATAACTGGGGTATTAATACTAATCTTCCTGATGGTACTAACTGCCCAACAGGATATAGTTTCGATCAAGTATACAACATCAATGCATTTGGTGGTGATAGTGGTCACGGTACCGTGTCTAGTTCTGGTGCATACTACTATACTAGTGGTAAGTTCTTCACTGAACTATGGAAAGGTTCTACAACAACAATGGTAGTTACTGTAGTTACCGTTGCTGGTCAAAACAGATACTTTATTGATACCACACAGACACCTAACTTACAGTTAACTGAAGGTAATACATATTACTTCGATCAGTCTGATTCTAGTAACACAGGATATCCATTTAAAATATCTGAATCACAAGATGGTATTCATATTCAAGGTGGTACTGAGTATGTAACTGGTATTAGATACCAAGGTACTCCTGGTGATGGCCAAGCTGGTACTGGTACTTACATACAGGTACAACCTGCTTCACCAAACTTATTCTACTATTGCTCATTATACTCTGGATACGGTGCTGCTGCTTCTGTAACTACATTAACAAATACTTCCGCACTTCCATCCAATACAACTGCTGATATTATAAATGCGACTCATCACTCACCTATCGTAGGTATTGCTAAGGATGGTTATCCTATCTACGGTCCTGTAGGTTATGATAGTCCTGGATCTACAGCAAGTCTAGCTAGAATGCAATCTGGTTGGACATTGAGATCAACACGTACTGGAACACCTTATACTCCTCAAACATATACTTGGGGTGTTACTGCTGACGATAATTTAGATTTCGATTTTACAGGAGAAAGTACTGGATCAGATGTTTCTATCACTGCTAACGTTGGTGATAACCTAGTATTCAATGTTAATGCACAGTATAGCACAGGTGGAGGTGGTGGATCCACTCCACAAACTTACAACTTAGTTGTAACTGCTTCAGGTGCTAGTGACTACACTGTATCTGGTTCTGATAGAAATGGTAACGTCAATGGTGGAGACCCTGCTCTAACCTTCTACGAAGGAGATACAGTTAACTTTACAGTTTCTGCTTCTGGACATCCATTCCACTTGAAGACTCAAGCTGGTACTGGTACTGGTAACCAAATACCTGGCGTAACTAATAATGGTACACAATCTGGTACTGTTACTTGGGTTATTGGTAGTAGTGCTGCTGGTACTTACTACTACCAGTGCGAATACCACACTAGTATGGTTGGAACTATTACTGTTTCAGCTTCTGGTGGTGGCGGTGGATCAACAATCACTCATCCTTTCTGGATCCAGAAAGTTCCAGCTCCTTACAACCCTGCACAGGTCGTAGCTACTGTTGTTAACAATGGTAATTACAACGCTACTGTATTGTGGAACACAGCAACTGCTGCTGCTGGTACTTACTACTATGTTTGTGAGATGCATCAAGCAATGACAGGTACTATCACCTTGACAGAACCTGTTGGTTTCTCACCAAACGTCAACACATATCCTATGGGATCATTCCTAGAAGATTATGAGTTTACAGATGCAGGTCATTTAGATAATCGTAATGGTAGATTCTGTATCACTCCTGATTATCCAGGTGGTACCTATGCATACTTTATGACATTTGATAACCAGGCTAATCCTCAATTCCCTTATACTATTGGAAATAGATTCTATGGTGACGCAGTAGAGTACGGTGAAACTGCATCATCAAACCCAGTGTTTGAAGAACCAGCTGCTGCTGGATCATCTATTGGTACACAAACTGGTGTTGTTGATAGTATCAACGTTGATACTCAGGGTGTTGGATATACAACTGCAACCGTTAGCTTTAGTGGAGGTGGTGGTGTTGGTGCTGAGGCATCTGCAAGTCTATCTGTTCTTGATGGTTATGTTTCTGGATTAAATGTTACTGACGGTGGTACTGGATACTCAACTGCTCCTACTGTTACCATTGCTGCACCAAACGTAGCTGGTGGTGTACAAGCAACTGCTGTTTCATCTATCGCAATTACAGCTGGTAACCCAAATAGTATTGTTGATCAATCATTCGATCAAGACTTTAACTGGAGAGGTGGTACCAATTATGGTGCTACAACCAATCCTCCTACACAGACACCACTACGTAGCGTTAAACCATATGCTATAACAACAACTGGTGTGTACATATATCATTATAGTAACGAGGCAGGACCAACACCTGGTTGGACATTCAATGATGTTACTAACGAGAACTTAACTGGTGCTGACGCATACGGTGGTTATCCTAACAGTCAGAATGTATATGGATACAACTCTAGTAAGTTACTAGAAGCATATCAAACTGCTGACGTACGAAATGGTTCAAATTACATTGGTCTAACATATTTTGACCTAGGATATCAAACTATTACTTATGCAACAACTGTTGCTGCTAAGACAGCAGGTAATAGCTACTATAACCAAGGTAGTACTGATTGTTTCTACCTCCAAGAGGCTGGTGGAACTGCACAAGAAGCACCTGCATTAGCATTCACTAGAGGTAACACATACATCTTTAATCAAGATAACTCTTCAAACGATGGACATCCATTGTATATTTCTACCACTGAGGATGGTATACACAATGGTGGTGTTAGATACACTGCTGGTGTAACATACAGACTTAATGGTGTTGCAGTTGATGCTGTTTCATACCTTGCATCATTTGATGCTTCAGTATTGAGATCAATTACTATCGTAGTTCCTCTTGATGCACCTGCTACATTATACTATGTTTCTGATGTAGGTATCAAAGAAGGTAAGAGTATAACCACTAACGATAATATTCAAGGTGATTACAGACGACACGCTAATGGACACTCTAAGATCCTAGGTATAGCATTTGATGGTTATCCTATCTACGGACCTTATGGTTATTCTGATGAGATGAATGATAGTAGTTCTGTTATTCGTCTTAAGCCTGGCTATATGTTGAAACTAACAGGTAGAACACCTGATGGATATCTCAACCGTCCTTCTACTATTTCTTATCCATATAAGGCATTCGTTGAAGACTTTGAGTATCCTGGTAATGAGACAGATGATTTGACTACAACATTCTCAGTCTCTGTATCTACTGCTGTAAATACTGGTAGTGGTGGTCGTTACTTCATTAGTGGTGGTGGACTAGATGGTACTCAAGAGAAACCATCATTCAACTTTAGAAAGGGTAGAAAGTATATCTTTAATCTATCTGATGCATCTCTAACTACTCACGCTATGCTCTTCTCCGTCTATGGTGACGGTACATCACAGGGTTGGCACGTTAGTGGACAGAATGCACAGGATGTAAACGCAGTATACACTGCTGGTATTGTTTATAAGTTAGAAGATGTTGAAGTAGATTATGCTGCATACACTGCTGGCTTTGATACTGCAACTTTAAGATCAGTAGAGATTACTCCAGCGAGTGATGCTCCACAATCAATATTCTATTTCTGCTATAACCATAGTAATATGGGTGAGAGGATTATTATTGGTGACCTAGACAAGAGAAATGGTCGCTACTGTAAGACTCCTGACTATCCAAATGGTACCTATGCATACTTCATTACTGAAGATGATAACGGTGATCCTGCGTTCCCATATGTTATGGGTAGTGAGTATAAGTCAGATCCTTTATTCCCTGGTGATACAGCATACGAGAGTGACTCATTTGTATATGATGTTGGTGGTTTAGAATTAAATGTTCTACAAAATTCTTGGCATCAAATTACTGATGTAGATACTGCTAACACTAGCTTCCAGATCACAGCAAATGCTGCATCATTTACAGCATCAACAAGTGAAACTGGTGGTAATCTATTGAAGGTTGCTAAAATTACTGGTACACACCAAGAAGGTGATGGTATTGCGAAATGGCAAGCAATTAATCCTACAACTAACAAGTTGTGGTTCCAGACTGAACAGCAAGAGGATGCTGGTGCTGGTGAAGGATCACAGATAATGATCGTTCCAGTAGATACAAGTACAGATCATAATGCACCTGATCAACCTACATCTACAACTAGAGGTGTTATTACACCATACATTGATCTATTAACTACGTGGTACACACCAGCTGGTTCTCTAGGTACATTTAATATTGGTGAAACAGTTAACGTACAGTTAGGTGTATCATTCCTAAGAACTTATGCTAATGAAACTATAGTTGATAGAAATTACACTATTAGTTCTTCAGGACCATTTACTACCAGTGGATTGTCATTTGACACAAGTACTGGTGTATTCAGTGGTACCTTAACCAATACAGAAACGCTCGACCTAACATTAACAGTCGAAGAAAATATTTCTGGCCAAACTCAGGAGTATACGATTCAACTAACCAACGTCACATCAACTACTGCTGACCTTGAATTAGTTTATGATGTAGCATCAAGAAACGTTGACTATAATTCAGTTAACAAGACTCACGGTCAACCAGATGATGACGTATCTTGGACTACTGATAACTGGTACGCACGTCCTATGTTCTACAAGTCATTGTCTATGATGTTGACTCAGAGTGCATATGACAATGATAGATTTGAGTATGTACCATTCTGGCAGATCTATGCTGACAAGGGTAGTGGTAGTACTTGGTATAACTTGAATGAGTATGCTAATGCTACTACTTGTGCATATGAAGATGATGATTTCTTCGATGACAACGTATCTAACAGAAATACACATTACTCATACGTTGAGAGATATGAGGATGTAACAGGACGTGAGATGGGATTTGCTCATCTAGTTCTTAACAAGTGGTGGAAATATGCTACTGCATTCTTCCGTTGTAAGATGCGTTTTAGACTTAACTTTGACCTTGTAGCAGTTGGTGCTGACTATCAGGTACAAATTAATGCTGGTGGTTCTACAGTGTATGAAGTACCTAAGGGAGCATTCTATAAATTTGATGTTAGTGATGCATCTTGGGCTGGTAAAACATTAGAGTACAGAATAACAGCAACAGGAGCATCATCTACTACTAACGTACGTACTTATGGTACTCCAGGTCAAGCAGGTGCTTGGTCTGAGGTTTATATACCTGAGTCATATAGTGCACCAAGTATCTTCTTTGGACAGTCTGGTGGTACTACATTTGCATCACAGCATTTAGACTTTACTACTACTTACACTGCTATTGTAAGTTCTACTGCACAGTTAACAGTTACTAACTTACCAGCATTACCTGCACAGCCAGCATTGACTCTGTATAGTGGTGCTAATTCAATTACTGCTAACCTATTCTCTGCAAATACTGAGTACGGTGGAGAGACACATTATCCAAACACAACTCCTTATCTAACTGCTGGTAAGTCACCTAAGGAAGGTCGTTTCCCTGTTGTCTTGACCTGTACTGACCAGAACATTGAGTACATTTGGTTTAGTAAGTCATTCTCTTATGATACTGCTGCTGGCACCAAGTCATTTGCTTGGAAGTCACAGTATGAGACATATCCTGATTACATTCCTTTAAGTTCTCCACTGTTTAAGTCTAGAAAGGATGCACGTAATAATACTTCTACAGTATACGATTGTAACTTAGAAGGTAAAGGAATCTATGTTGGTAACTATATCAGTACTACTGAAGATTTCCCACTACGCACAGACTATGGTGGATATAATATTGAGATACCTATTCAAAACCCATCAGCCTTAGTACCACCTAAGGATGCTTCTGGTAACGTTATGCGTGCCACTGACATCCCTTGTAATGGTATACCAGCTGGTGTGAACGAACCATATTCATTCCAGTTGTATGTTTACAACGGATCATACTCATCACTATCTAATGAGATTAGTGTTATCTCTAACCCACCTGAACTAGGTATGTGGTGGTATGAGTATTCTAATGGATGGACTGGTACTCTATCTAATGGATACCTACGTCACGATCAGGGATTTGTAGATACTACATTAACCTGTGGTGATTACTTTGGTAATATCCTAGTAAGATCATTTGTTATTGACGTTGCTGGTGCACCATTGAATGCACTACCATACATCGATATCAATACCTTACAGGTTCAGGACTACTATAAGGGTGCACAGAACTTTACTGTTACTGACAACCAGACACAGGACGTACAGGTATCATACACAATTGATGCTGGCCAGTTCACTTGGAGGTTACGTATCATTAATGAGTTCCCATATATGGAGACGAAAGATGGTGCTAATAGAACTATCTTCACTCTTAATAATGCTACTCACGCTAATGGTCCTACAGTAGTTAACACTGGTGACTTTAGCACATATACTGGTCAGTTAGCAGCAGCAACTGGACTCTTACGTGAGTGTCCCTTCCGTGGTGACACCAACATCAATATGCCAGTTGACTTCTCTGTTAAGAATGATATTCAGCCTGCTATCTTCCCTGCACGTGGTACACAGAAGATGTATTCACTATGGGTAGAGTTAGTTGAGTCACCATTCTCATTGACTGACTTAATTAACCTCGTAGCTGTTGCTGATCCTTGTCAGGATCATACATATGATTTCGCATACACTCAGAACGGTGCTTGCGTCACACCATCTAATGATTACTTCTGTAACTTCATCAAACCATTGAGAGATCGTAATCATCCTGAACAACCTATTGTAGGTATGGATGGTATCGCACAGATCAAGGTAACTGATGGTATCACACCAAGAACACTGGACTTCCAAGTTCCAGCACCTTGGCCAATTCTTTATTCATACTTAGGTGATTGTAACCCTACTTGCTCATAAAATAGACTAAACTAATGGCACTAGTATTCCCACCAGCCTTGGGTAATATCCCTTCACCTAGCTCGTTAACACCTACGATTTTAGGTACTGCATTTTATGCAGTAACGACTGATGGGGTTGCTCCTGGCACACATCAATCAACTGATTGGCAGATCAATACCTCTAGTGGTTTTGAGTCTGCTACTTTTGTATACAACCAAAATGATACAGTTAATCTGACATTTATAACCATACCAGCATCAACACTGGCATTAAAAACGAAATATTATATACGTTTCCGTTTCCGTGATACGCTTGGTAATATATCTAACTGGTCTCAGACTGGGGAATTTAATACAGGATTGCAGATTGATAAACCTTCAATCACTATAACTTCTCCAACACAACTACAACCTATCATTTCATCATCTGCATATAGTGGTGTTAATACACACAGCAGAACTGATTGGCAAGTGTCTACTGATTATTATTTTAATACAATAAATCAACAATTAATAGACTCACCAACATCACTGACTCAGTATTCTGAGGCTAGTGGGTTGTCATACAGTACATTATATTATGTACGTGTAAGATATAAAGATAATCTAGGTCAGTATTCTGAGTGGTCTACACCAGCATCATTCTATACTGATACATCAACTAATGTTAATCCACAGATTGATAGACCATCTATCATTAATCCAGTTGATGCATCAAGCAACTCATCACTAACTCCTACATTGACTGGTGGAGCATTTAGTGGTAGTAATAATGCTACTCACGTGTCATCTACGTGGCAGATAGCACTAGCACCCACATTTGGTAGTAGTTCAACTACTGCACCAGGTGCCACAGGTACTACATCATCACAGATAAGTAATACTAGTGGTCTAGTGTATGAAGCATTAAATGATATTAACAATAAGATAACTCTTACAATTAATCCTGGTATTCTAGAGGAAGGTAAGACATATTATGTACGTGTGAGATACCAGTACGTTGATCTACAGAGTGTACAGTGGAATTCAGAATGGTCTGAACCTATCTACTTCACAACTGTTGATGTTCCTGGAGAGATACAGTGTCCATTTATCAGTAGTATTACAGAGTCTACAATATATGACAGAATGGACGTAGTTTCCTCAGCATATGTGGCTACACAGGCTGCTGGACAATCACACGTTCATAGTGACTGGCAAGTAGCAACTGACGCTGGATTCACCAACGTTGTTATTACTGCACAAGCAGACACTACGAACAAAACTACATTCCCAATTCCAACTGATTCTATCCGTCCATCAACTAATTACTACGTTAGAACAAGGTATTATAATGGAAGTATCTGGTCTGCATACTCAGCAGGTTACTTATTCCAGTCTCCTGCAACTTCAACTGGTACTCTACAGGACTTCACAAGAGTCCAGACGGATACGCTTGATGACTTGTCAGTCTCAACTAATAAGATTATTAATCTATCAGTCACTAACGCTAAATTAGCTGACAATACATTGACATCGCAGAAGATGGCCATAGGTGGCATCGATGCGTCTGCATCATTAGCTGATGACTCTGTAACGGATGCTAAGTTAAATAGTGGTACAGGTGTTGAAGCAGTTGTAACTAATACTATTCGTAACTTGAACGTCACAACTCCGAAGTTAGCTGATAATGCAGTAACTTCAGATAAGATAGACATATCTGGTGCTGTGGATCCTCCTGGTCCTATTAATGGACAGATCTTCTACAACACAGCTGAAGATACATTCAAAACATATAATGGTAGTAACTGGAAAGAGTCAGGTGATGCTGGTGATTACTATATCATTCAGAAACCAACTTCAGCTCAAACTAACCTGACTGTTATTAAGTCTGGTAGATCTACCAACGTATCATATGCTGAGTATTCAAACCCACTCAATACTCATCAATTCTTTGCACCTGCGGGTTTGCAATTCAATATAGATAGTAGTGGGCATCTCATCGTCACTGTAAGGTAATGGCAGAATTTTTTATCGACGTAGGTAAGATTAAACTTACTTGGAAAGACCAATGGTCTAGTAGCGTTGACTACGTAGCGGATGATCTTGTTCGACACGACGATGGATCAACTATTAGTACATATATTGCTGTAGCTACCAGTACAAACCAAGCACCATCAACAACAGGTACAGTCAATACATCTTATTGGCAACTGTTTGCATCTGGTGGTCTTGCTGGTGGACTACAACCAGGTGGTAATGCTAGTAATCAAATACAGTGGAAGGATGGACTAGCACTGGGTGGTGACTCAACATTTACTTATGATGACACAACAGATTTACTTACAGTTCCCTCAATTTCTGTATCAGGTACAAGTACAACGTATGACGTTGATGTAACTGGTACTGTACGTGCTACAGCATACTATGAAGGTGCTAATCAACTAACATATAATATATCTGGAGCACAGATAACATCTGGTACTGTTGGTAACTCATATCTACCAGCAGATATATCAGTCACTAATCTTACAGCATCCACTGGTCTTAATATTAAGACAGGTGGATTGATATTTGATGATACTACAGACCGTGTTGGTATTAATACAGCAGTACCTGGTACTTCTCTTGATGTCAAGGGAACATCAAGTGATGCTGATATAGTAGTTGGTAGGTTTAGAGCAGACCATACTACTGCCAAAGGTACGTACATAGAAGTACAACCCAACAGTGCACAAGCACAGAAGTCTGGTATACATCTACATAAGAATTCATTACGTACAGAACCATTTACCATTGAGAATGATGGTGGTGCTGTAAGTCTGCATAATGCTTCTACAAGTGCACCTACTATAGATTTAAAATTAAATGGTACTAGTGCATTTAACTTAACACCAACTGTATCACATCTTACTGGTGCATTGAGAATTGATGGATGCTTTGATGAAGCAGTTACTGCTGTGACTATTAGTGGTACTAACGTATTAAACATAGATGCAACTGTTGCTTCAGTATTTACTGTAACATTAGATAATGCTATAACCACATTTAATGTCACACTTCCTACATCGTCACGTTCAGTTACGTTAACGTTCTTGTTTACTAATACAACAGGTACCAACCATACTATTAACTGGCCATCTAATACCAAGTGGCCAGGTGGAACGTCACCTACAATGACATCTCTACAAAATGCTACTGATATTATATCACTATCTACTGTTACAGGTGGTAGTTCTTGGTATGGATTCTTAGGCGGTGCGGAGTTTACCTAATGCCAATAGGATTCGCTAAAGCAATAACTACATCTGGTGGTGGAGGTGCTACCCAAGTAGCAGGCCAAGAACATTTTACTGGTGATGTAGCAGCACAAGAAGGTGCAATTACAGGTTACTGGTGGACTGTACCAAGCGATGTTTACTCTGTCTCTGTAGTTTGCATAGGTGGTGGTGGATCTGGTGGTGGTGGAGGAGACGGACACTGCGGAGGTGGTGGTGGAGGTCTCACTTGGGGTAATGATATTCCAACAACTCCAGGTGAACAGATTTATATTCAAGTTGGTTCTGGTGGTTCTGGACAGGGTAGAAACTATGACCAAGGTCACGATGGTGGTAGATCATATTTTAGGAACACATCTACTATCTACGCTGATGGTGGTCAAGGAGGTGGTAATGGAAATAATAGCCAAAACCTAACTTGGGGTGGTGGCTACGGCGGTGCTGGTGGTAATGGATATGGCACGTACGGAGCTGGCGGTGGTAATGGCGGTCAAGGAGGTACAAACTACACTGGTAGCCACGGTGACGAAAATGGTGGCGGTGGTGGAGGAGCTGGTGGATATACAGGTAATGGATTCCAAGGAAATAATAATACTAACACCTCAGGAGAATACTGTGCAGCAGGTGGTGGTGGAGTAGGAATGTATGGAGGAACAGGAACAGGTGGTGGAGGTGGAGAACACGGAGCAAGTGGATGGAGAGGTGGTGGATTTGGAGCATCGGGTGGTGATTCAGCACCTAATGCCTACGGAAACGGTAGCCCAGCTTCAAACGGTGGTAGCTACGGTGGTGGAGGTGGAGGTGGAGAAGAAACTGATAAGCAAAATGGAAATGGTGCACCAGGCGTTGTAAGAGTTATCTGGGGTCCTAATAGAGCATTCCCAGACACTAACACTAACGATGTGGCTGATGGTTCTAGTGGACAAGCAACATATTCATCTGCTGGAACCTTCAATTGGACTGCTCCTAGTGGTGTTACCTCTGTATGTGTGGTAGCAGTTGGTGCTGGTGGTAACGAAAACACAGCAGCAGGAGATGGAGGTGGTGGACTTGGATGGAAGAATAATATCACAGTATCACCAGGTCAACAATATACTCTTAAAGTTGGTGGTCGTATAGGTGGTGCTCAAGGTCACGGTGATGAGTCGTGGTTTATAAACAATAGCACTGTTTGTGGTGAAGGTGGAGATATGGGTGGCAGTATCTCTGGTGGTCAAGGTGGAGGATACACTGGAGACGGCGGTGGAAATGGAGGAGATGGAGGAGATGCGAATGGAAATAGTGGAGGTGGCGGTGGAGCTGGTGGATATTCAGGAGCTGGTGGAGCTGGTGGAGCTGGAGTAAATTCTGGGGCAAGTAATGGTAGCAATGGATCTGGTGGCGGTGGAGGAGGTGCTGGCGGTGCTTCTCACGAAGGCGGTGCTGGAGGAGGCGTTGGTCTTCTAGGTGAAGGTTCCAGTGGTCCAGGATGTCCTGGAACATATCAAGGTACTGCTGGTCAGGCATACGCACACTGTGGATGGGGTGGATCTGGTGGTCTACCACAACAATGGGGAACCTTCGTTGGTCTCGGACCTGGTTCAGGTGGAGGTGGAGGTAATGGTATATCTGGATCTATTGGGGCAGTAAGAATAATCTGGGGTCCTAATAGAGCATTCCCTGCAACAAATACAGGCGATATATAAAGACTAAATAGGTAAAGAGAACAAGTATCTTCTGAGTTAAATGGCACTCACAATTGATGTTGGTAAGATAAAAATCAAGTGGCAAGGCACGTATGATCCTGCGGTTGCCTACGAACCTGATGATGCAGTTAGTTTCTATGATGGAGCTACTACCTCTGCATATATCTGTATAGCTAACAGTACAGGGAACGACCCTGCAAACAATAACACACCACACGCAAGTTGGAACTACTTGGCACGTGGTACAGAGTCTGCCTCAGGTGGTAGTGCAGACGGACAAATCCAGTATAAAACTGGTACAGGT